ATAACCGATGGTCCATACTCCGGCAGCACACTGATAAGCAGATAACCGACATCCCTCATACTGCTTGATCAGATTAAGACCTGTCTGTCCAATTTTTCTATTTGCCATAAAAATTACTCCTCCTCTACTTCTGGAATTCCTGCCAAAGATGTAAGCCATGATACGATACCGGCTACAATTGCGGATGATACTACCATCTTCCAATCCACTGCTGAAATCACTGCCCCTGTGCCGATTACTGCTACCGCTGTCTGCGCCATCGTCTTAATTGATCTGATTCCTGCGGCTTTCGCCCATTTCTGTGTGCTTACTGATGGTTTAAATACCGAATTTTTTAACATATTATTTTCCTCCCTCTAAATCTGCAATGCGATGATTGATAACTTTTACCTGTTCTTCGATAACTGGAACACGTTGCGCAAAATTATTATGCAAGCGTACCTCGCGCGTCAGTTCATCAATCTTACAGTCTGTGACTGCCTGTGCTGTCTGAAGCTTCTGTTCTGTTTTTTTCTGCCCTGAACTGACTGTGAGTACCGTTCCGATTAACGCTAATCCTCCCGCAATTAATGCTGAAACAATTGTCTCCAAGATATTCTCTCCTTTCCTTTCGCTAATAGAAAAACCTGTCAAAGATTTCTCTTCAACAGGTTTTTCTATTTAACTTAAGCAAAATTATAATAATGCAGCCTTGACTTCTTCCCTCAAATTGGATAAATTAGGAATCTGATCTACAGAATATTTTTCTTCCTGAACCAATTTCACCCAAATTTTAACAACCACGCTATCTCTATTGAACATCTGAATTACCTCCATCTGTTTCTGAATTATTTTCCGTAAAAGATGCCATCATAATGGTCAGTTCAGCAATTGCCTGCTCTAAATTTTCAGCATTTTTCTCTGTCTGGATCTCCAACTGCTTTAATTTTTCATCAACAGAAGCATCCGTTTGAGAAAGTTCAACTTCCCAAATTCCACCAGTTTCTTCCTTGATATAAGATAATTCTGCGTAATTTTCATAAACGGTTTCTTTTCCATCATCTTTTTCTGTAATCTTTTTCGTAGAAAATGCATCAGCAAAGTATGATTTGAGCTGGTCACTTGTCTGCAAAAGCATTCTTATTTTAAGGCTTCCACCATACTTTTCTACTTTCTGGACTTCCACTTTTCTTCCATCATTTAAAATAATAATATGATTCATTTTTCCTCCTAATTTTCTAAGTTTCCATACCGATAAGGATATTTGTATTCATATTTTTTCTCATCAGCATATTCTTCATGAAGTTCCACACTGATTGAAATTTTTCCATTTGTCTCGACCGGATTTGGAGTAATTTCAATTGATTCAATGACAATCATAGAAAACCTCCTAATCTGTTGCTTCTACAGTGATTGTAAAAGATGAACCGGATTCAACTTCCGTCGGAACATCAATTGATACAATGACCGGGGACACCGAATCGTAAACTACAGTACGATTCACGGTTGTTACTTTACCAGCCTTATCAGTTGCTATGATTACGATCGTATTTGTTCCTTCAATCAAATTAACACTTGAAGAAAAAGTACCATCAGAAGCGACCGTGACACTACCTTGATCAGTCCCATTTAATGAGACTTTTACTGTCACAGGTTTGCTGGTGGCATCATCCGTAATCCCTGAAACAGCACACGCCTGCTTATTTGTTATCAAGTTTGCTGCCGGAGATGTAATATTTAAAGTCGGTGGAACTGTATCAACTGTAAAATTAACTGTTTTTGAAGCAGTATTTCCGTCATTATCTGATGCTGTAACAACAAGTTTATGAGTACCATCATTAACTGTTCCGCTATAAGTACACTGATAACCATTTGTTATTGTCTTTTTTGTGACACCAAGTGCTTTTCCATCAAGTTTTGCAGAAATCGTGGAATTTGATACACCGGATCCGCTGTCAGTCACATTTATACTAAACGCTACAGTGTGACTCGTCAGATACGCACCAGCACTTGGCTTTATAACAGAAATTGCAGGCGCAACCTTTTCTTTAACACGCAGCTTCATTAAATTGCCGAATGTAGAATCTGTTTTATCAACAACAGTAACATTTCCAGCTACATCAACCGCTTTTAATGTCATTGCATAAACATGATCAGTCTGGTTATAAGAACTAGCAGTTGGTGCAGTAACGGTCTTTTTCCATTTTTTAGTTGAAGAATCATAGTCAAGTGTGTAAACTTGACCGTTTAGATCTAATGATACGGATTCCATTGCCATAATACTTCACATCCTTTCTTTTTATATTTTTAACACTAAAAAACCTGTCAAAGAATCATCTTTAACAGGTTTTCTCTAACTAAGTTATAACACAAAATCGTGTAAACTTTTGCACACACTTTTTCTTATTTTTCAAGAAATTATTCTGATTATGCGAATTTACATTTTTTAATAAAACCACTATAATAATTATTAAGAGCTATCAAGATTTTGGACGAACTACAAAAACTTTCCCCATTGATAGCTCTTACTCCTCATAATTATGAAAGCCGGAATTTAATCCGGCTCTTTTTATGCCCATTTTTTCGATTTCGAAAACCAGAGTTTAACTAACATTCCTATATTCAGATGTGGTCGAATTAGAGTATCGTATGATAGTCCTCAATATTTAAAAGCAAATGTTGTTTTTGATAAAGAAATGCCATCATATGATTATTCAGTTACTATTGGCATTGACTCAAATGTTATCGATTGCACAGCTATATACTATGAAAACAGAAGCGTACATGGATTTGGAATTTCCATATATAAAGCTGACGCAAAATTCACAAGCGTTGACGGTGTAAATCTGTCTTGGATTGCTGCAATGTAGTTTTTTAGCAACAGAAATTCTGCTTATATAGTATTTGCACGTATTTTCAGATTTTTGACCACCTGTAATAATAAGATTTTTTAATTAAGAACAATGAAACCTGCTCCGAGACTTCCACCACCGCTATCGTTGGTTTTAAAACCGCATTGTGTTCCTGCGTAAAAGTTCATTTGCACGCCGTCTAAGCTGGTACCGTTGTTTCGATGTCCCATTTCACCGTTAGAAAAAAAGTCTATGTCACGTTTGTTATAGCCTTGCCAATATACTGTAGCAGTAAAATTTTTTGTAGGAACTATACCAGCACTATTTACTGTGAAAAAATTGGGATTTACACCGACCCATCCTGTTACCCACTGTCCATTGGAATAGCTGTCTATTGATCGCCATCCTGCTATACAACTGCCACTAGGAACACCTGCTGATTGACCAGCAGCATAGCCAGTATTATAGCCATCCTCATATCTTTTAAAAGGGGATACTGTACCGGCACCTCCTGCTCCACTTCCAAAGTATTTATATAAAGTGCTATTATCTGCTGATATGGATCGTCGCTGTACGATACCCCAAACAGTACGGGCGTTACTATCTACATTTGAATCTGTAGATAGTACTCCTGAAAACCAGTCTACATTTGATGCAACTACATCAAACTCAATCGAATACATAGGAGTTATTTGCCCCATCAAATAATTTTTATTTATATAATCGCAGACAGCTTTTGCGTCAGCAGCAATATTTGGCAGTATTAATCTGAGATACGTTTTCTTTGAATTATTAACATTAGTTAAACTCTGGTTTATCTCCGCCTTATCCTTTGCCATTTGTGCTTTCAAATCCGGTATCGTAGGAATTACGGTAAATAACTGGTCAACAGATGCAATTGAAAGCCCGGATAATTTCACTCTATAAAGAGGATAATCCCTCTCTACTGCACCATCATATAAATTTCCTTGAACAAGTGCAGGATCTGAAGCTGTTCCCGTTGTCGCCGTTCCTTTTTTTACTGCCAAAATAAAGGAATCCACATTTCCGCTGGTCAAAAACCTCGCATAAATAATATCATTGCGGTTATATCCTGTTGCACCATTTTCAATCGTCATATCCTGATAATCCGCATGACTTAATCTTCCGATATGTCCTCCGACGCTTAAAACACCATCTGAAATGCGGACTTTATTATTACTTATAACAGTCGATTTCAGACAATTTCCAATATTAAGTACTCCGTCTCCTCCGAACATTGACTGAAAAATGGCTGCATCATCTTCCGCATAAATATGTCCGGCTGCTTCTGCTGCTGTGTTTACTGTTAATGCTTTAAATCCCATACTACTGTTCTCCCTTCAATTTGTATTCAATAGAAATTATTCCAGCTTTTTTCTGTAAAATTTTATTTATTATAGGTTTTTTAACTACTGTACCGGTTATATACTCCCGTCCTCCAACGATGTCTCCTATTTCCAGGTCTACATCATCTACGGATAAGCTCATTTTTTTATAATTCTGTAATTCTTTTAATCTGTGTTCTCCATCTTCGCGAAGTTTTTCTGTGCTTTCAGCATTTGCATAGTCATAAAATTGAGCGTTTTCGTCTAGCCCAAAATAATACTGCGTATCTCCAATAGAACCATCTTGTTGAACATACAGATGGATGATTTCTCTCCCCAATCCCTGTCCACTTCCACCGCAGATCAAATGATTCACACCATTTCGGCAGTCTCGTATATCAAAATCCAGCTTACTATCCTGACTGTATTCAAGTTCTTCTGAATAGTCCAAGATATCCACTGCTTTCAGTTCTACTGCCTTTTTATCCTGATCATATCGTATGTTAAGCCGCATTGAAATCGAATCCAGAAGCTTGTAAATTGCAGACGCTACATCTGTAAATCTGTCAACAGAATAATTTGAAACACTTTTCTGTGTATCTTCATCTGGCACATAGAAAAGATTTCCAAAATAATCTCCTATCAGCATCCTTACGACAGCATTGATTTCTCCAGACAGAATTAAATTTGTGGAATCTTTTGGCGGTATAATTACTTTTGTGGATAACAAGCCTCGCCACGTATATCCACGCAAAATAATTTCACTGTTTTTTGTTATAATCTCCCGGTCACCGATAATTCCACCATATTCTGTTTCCGGAATGTAAATTCTGTTATTATAAGAAAACATCTTATTATCCCAGAAATTTACAACCGCTTCAAAATCATTTGTATCGCCAACATCAAGATCCATTTCCATGTTGTCCAGATATGATATTTCGTTTCCAGCTGAATCTGATATGATAAAATCAAAATGCACCGGATTGACTACAGAGATTATAGTTGAATTATTCCTGCTGATATTTCCTGCATCATCCTCTGCCACTACAGAGAGCGGATACTCTCTTGCACCATTTCTATACTTAACAGGTAGTACTGGTGCAGATAGTTCTCCGCTATATGTATTAGAGGATTCGCTTTGCAGGACAGTTTCATTGCCATTTAATGCAGCTTGTAATTTCAATGCCATTGCGGTTCTGCCCTTTCCTCATACAGTGTTAACATAAAATCAAATTTACCGGACCAGCTTATTAAACTTCTGCCCGGCCGGATTTTCTGAAACACAGATCTTTTCTTTTCTCTGCTGTCAAAAATATTAACAGCTGTTCCGTCATTCATGATTTTTGTTACCGTCCTTTTTAAACTATCAACAATGATATACTCACCATTTTCCAGATAATCATTAATCAGATACTCATAACCACCAATTATAATCTGTGGATTAAGCACTGATCCGAAAATCTTTAATTCAAAATTACATGCTTTGATATAACTGTTCATAATGCTTCGATTTCTCATGCCATTTGCATATCTATAAGCATATCGATAAACATATTTTTTATTATCGGTACTCAAAGATTCTGATGCATAAAAATAATACTCAGATTTTTTGATCCAAAACGGATTTTCCGCAATGATATTTATTTTTATCTCAACAGCATAAAACATTTCTTCATAATCTAAAAAACTTTTCTGTGCAATGAAGCACTCAAGATAATATCCATTGACAAAAAGCTTTCCGGGGGTTTTATCCAAAATGTCTTTTTCGGTGATTTGATGCAAATTGTCCATTATTTCATCGTATTCTTTTTTTGTGTCTGCAAAAACAGAAAGTGTGACGCTCTTTTCAGCAATATCCTTATAAAAGGATGTGATTGTATTTCGTCCATTCCCACTTTCCGATGTATATGACCATGATGTGTCGAAAAGCGTTTCTGGTTTTTGGATTACAATCGGGAAATTATTAAACATTATTTTCTGTTCAGCATTATTTTCATAATAAATTTCCATCTCTAATCTCCATTAAATGCTCTAACAAGTTCTCTCCGGTTTAAATTTACAACATATGTTCCCGGATTTTTTCTCAGTGCAACAGCCACTTCGTTACCTAATCTTTCATAGTCAATCTGAGGTATCATGGAAATGAACTGGTTCATGGAATTTGAAATATATTCTTCCAAAACCGAAATGGGAAGGACAGCTTCCGCTCCGGCTTCTCCACCTCCCATTAACTGATTTCCATTGATTCCAAATAGCGTAGGTGCGTTTAAAACTGCTCCTTTCGCATACCACTGTACACCAATAGATGGAACTGAAGGAGGATTTAGGGAGAAAGAACCGCTGATTGAAAAATGCGGCATCTTCAAATCTGGAAATTTCCATTCAAAATTAAATAAACTTTTAATCTTTTCGATTCCGCCAGAAAATTTCTCGTGTATTTCTTCCATTTTTAAAGACCATGCATCCTTCATAGCCTGCAATTTTCCACCGGTCAGTGTATTAATCACATCAAATTTCATTGTGGAAATCTCATGAATAGCTTGAAATCCTGCCGATACAATTCCCTTTATACCACCGCCATTTTCTTCATATTTGCTTTTTATATTATTTAATTTTGACTGTGTCATCTGTAGCATGGAACCAAGTTTCCCATCTGTCATCGAATTTAATTCTGTATACATAACAGATGCGATTCCTTTAATACCGCCGCCGTTTTCTTCGTATACTGATTTCATGTTATTAAGTTTTTCTGTCGCTACAGATACGATTCCTTCCAACTTCTCTGTTGCAGTATTTTTCAATGATTCAAATTTTTCTGACGCCATATTATGAATTTCTTCTAACTTTCCACCAGTCAAAGCATTTAAAACATCATATTTTGCTGTTGCAATCTCATTGACAGTTTGAAGCCCTGCAGCAAAAACTCCCTGAATACCACCACCGTGTTCCTCATAAGCTGACCTGATATTATTAAATTTTTCCTTAGTAACATCAACAACCGCTGACAATCTTCCATCTGTAATTGCATCAATTGAATCATAAGCTTCGGCAAATCCTGCCTTAACCGATTCTTTAAAATTTGAAATTCCTCCACTGATCTTATCTGGAAGACTTGAAAAAAAACCTCCGATATTATCTATTCCTTCTGAAATTTTTTCTTTTGCCTCACCGAAAAATCCGGTAATGCCATCCCACAATCCAATCCAGAATCCACGAAATTCTTCGCTTGTATTCCATAAGTGGATAAAACCACCTACTAAAAGAGTAATCCCGGCAACAACCCACGTTACCGGACTAGCCAGGAAAGCAAGATTCGCTTTCAACTGTGCCGCCGCTAATCCATGCAATGTTGTTGTATTGGCTGCTTCCATAGCCGATTTTATACCTGTTTGTACATTATAAGCACCAATACCAACCGCAAGTGAACCCAAAACCAATGTAACCGCTTCCAAAGTAGTCTTATGCTCTTTTGCCCATGTGATCCCATCTTTTATACCATCAATCATATTTTCTGCCGCTGGTATTACATCATTCGTAATTCCCTGAACAACGGATCTTAATGGTGACTCAACATCATCAAATATTGACAGTTTTAATCCATCCAAAGCTGATTGCATTAAAGTTACATCACCATGCAAATTATCAAGCATTGTACTGGACATTTCTGATGCTGCGCCTTCACTGTTATTAATCGCATTGCTGAGATCATCCCACGAAGATGTCTGCTCTGTAAGACTAGCTGCTAATAGCTGTGTTACTTGGTCTGCATCTTCCTGCGTCATAGAGTACTGATTCATCAGGTCTGTCGCAACTGCTGTTTCATCTCCATAGCTTTTATAAATAGTCTGTAAATCGGATACAGATACCCCAAGAGAATCCATATCATATCCCATACTATTGATAGCTGTGGATACAGAATCTACAGAAATTGCTCCGTCACTCATTAATGCAAGAAAACCGGTCATTGCTTCCTGACCTGCCATTTTTTTAGCATAATTGACCTGTTCCTCCACATTCAGTCCTGACCACGCTGCTCTGGTTTCGTTCAACACATCTGACAAATCCCTTGCATTGCCGGCGGAATCATAAAACGATACACCTAATTTCTGTGTTAATATGTCCAAAGCCCCAAGGCTCGTCGCAGATGCACCTGCATTCGTGGACAATCTTGTCAAAAGTGAACGCAAAGATGTACCTGCTTGTTCTGCCTTAATTCCACTATTTGCCATCATGCCAAGCGCAATACCTGCATCTTCAATGGAATACCCCATTGCTCCACAGATTGCGCCTACATATTTAAATGATTGACCAAGCATTTCTACTGTAGTATTACTACTTGTTGATGTTGCAGCCAGAACATCAACAAACCGGTTCGTTTCATCTGCACTCATTCCGAATGCTGTCATTGCATCTGTCACAATATCCGATGCTGTTGCCAAATCCATAGAAGATGCTGCCGCGAGGTCAAGAACTCCATCAATACCATCCAGCATTTCTTCTGTATCCCATCCAGCCAGAGCCATATATCCAAGTGCATCCGCTGACTGTGATGCTGTAAAAGATGTTTTTTTACCCATCTCTTCTGCTTTTTCGGTTAATGCTTCCATTTCATCGGCCGTTGCCCCTGAAAGAGCTTTTACATTACTCATTGAGGATGTAAACGTCATTCCAGTTTCTACGGCTGATACAGACATTTCTTTCAGCCAATCCACACCTTTTTGAATGCCTGTTGATATTAAATCTGCAACAACACCTTTAAATACTGTAAATCCACCTGTCGCTGCAGAAGAAGCTTTTTTGTCTGCGTCTTCAAGTGCATCCGCAAATTCTCCCGCCTGTGATGATGCATCTGACAGCCTCTCTTTATTGTCCTTAAGCTCTTCATTAAGATCTTTCATCTCTTTGGAAAGAGATTTTGCTTCTTCCGAATTTTTTCCCTGTTCAAGGACAATATTTATATATTGTTTTTTTAACTCAGACAGTTTGTCTTCCTGATTTTCAATCTCATCTGCTAATTTTTTTGAAGCTGACTGGTTTTCTTTCATGACTGCCGTGTAGTTTTCTATGCGACTATTACAGTCATTTATTGCACCTTTCAGTTTCTCTTCTTCGTTTTTTAATTTTAAAATTTCTGTCCGATTGTTTTGTGCTTCAATCGAATTTTCACCAAATATTTCAATTGCTTTTTGAAGTTTTTGATTTACAAGATCTTCTTTTTCCTGCGTTACGGTCAACTTTTCCTGCAACAAACTGTGCTTTTTTCTTAACCCTTCAATACTATCGCCATTATTTTTCAGTTCAGAATCTGTAAGCTTAAGGGCATTATTCAGTTCTTTTGTCGCAGCCCCTGCTTTTGACAGCCCTCCATTGTACTCATGTGTTTCCGCAGTAAATTTGACTTTTGCTTCACTGGTCTTAGTTCTTGCCATATGCCCGATCACGCTCCTCATTTATTGCATAATTTTTCCAACTGTCATAAGCCGATTTGTTTAATGCAACTGTTTTCAAAAAAGAAATATCCGCATTCCAAAATAAATTTTCACTAATCTCAAGAATCAAAACATAATAGGTGTAATAATCCTCTATATCTTCCAGTTCAAATTTTGGAATACGGATTTTATTTTTCTTCTTTTCTTTGGTCTGCCTTATGAATTCTGCTCTGAAGCCTTCTTTTTTTTTGCAGAAATCAATTCGTTGCATTTTCGTACAAGCACTTGTGGATTATATGGCAGATTTTCCATGAATTCCATTTCTCCCATACAGTTATCAAGATTATCAACATTTGCACATAAATATGCGGTATACAATACCGTCACTGTATCAAATGTATCCTCTGTGCCTCTCATAACTACCTTATTATATCTGTCATAAACATCTTTTTTTAATCCTCTGATTTTATACAAGGAAGCAAAATTAAGTGCAAGTTCTACTTCTTTTCCATTTTCAAGTTCTAAGGTTGTTTTTCCATTCATATTACTCATGTCGTCCTCCATAATAAAACCGGATACCACTCTAGTATCCGGTCATGTCAATTATTCATTTAAAGCATTGATCAATTCTTCCTTACTCATTTTTGAGTAATTAGGAATTTCTTTCTGTTTTGCAAGCTCTTTTAATTCTGCTACAGTCATTTCTTCAAGGTTTGCTTTCTCTGTCGTTTTAAGATTCTGTTTTTGAACTGTCGAATCAGAAGTTTCTTCAATCTTTCTAAGATACCCTGTTGCATTTACAATTTCATCATATCGCTCTTCTGGCATATCTTCGATGATTGTTCCCTTTTTAACTACTTCTTTTGTATTCCTGTCAATGTAAGTTCTCAAAACTTCTACTTTCATGATCAGCCTCCTACAATTCTTTTGCTTTCACCAGATCAGGAGTGAATTCTGTCATCCATTTTCCTTTGAGTTCCTGTGACAGTTTTGATTCTAAGGCTTCATACATACCATTTCCTGTTTCATCTGGCATAACTGCAACCGTCATTTCGATCTCTGCAACGTCTTCCCCACCATTTTCAATCTTTCTGGCGATTCCATCTTTTACAACACAATTTGGATATGCCTTATACTTAACATTTTCATCCTCGTCAACGGTTTCCATTACAACACCAAATTCTGGGTGTACAGAATTAGAACCGTAAGCTGCAACACCATCTTCTAATCCATCAAGATTCATCCCATATGTTTTTTTGTAACGTTCATAATTCATATGCAGACTAAGTTTCAGTTCTCCTGCACCAGTTCCTTTCGTACGTGTTTTTTTCTCAACGCCCATATATTTTTTTGTTACAGTTTTCGTGTTCATGGACTCTTCCGCGCTGCCAATAGCTCCTGCTTCCTGATAATTCTCTTCATCTTTAAACTTCATTGCAAGTTTTCTACATTCAAACTCGGAAAATTCACCATAATTAAACATTTTTTTGTCCTCCTGTTATTTCATTTGAAAAGTAATCCTGTCAAGCATCTCATCAACTGCTTCGTCTTCTTTTTTCTCAATTCCTCTGTCAAAAAAGTGTTGATTGCCCGCATGATGTACTGTATTTGATCCATCATCTGGAAAATACAGATAATCATATTTTGGTTTTGTTCCAATTGTCACAGATAAATTCTGAAATCCTCCACCCCTGCTTCTGGAACTTTTTAATCTGTCTTGTAAAGAATTACTGTATTTTGCATGTTTCTTTTTTTTGTCCGATACCGGTATCAGATTTTCAATAGAGTGTGAAAACAGATTGTATCCAGAACCATGCAGGTATGTATTTATTTCATTTTCTGCTGTTTCTGCATACCCATTGAGACTTTTTTGCAATTTCTCAATAGACTGAGCTTTTATTTCATATACACTCATGTTGTACCCCTTTTCCTATATCCTTTTACTGGTTCCGTAAATAAAATGACTGCTGCCTCTACAACTGTATCTGTCTTTGCTTTTATCGTATAGTCAAATACTACATCTTCATTCGCTTCCTTTAATCCATTAATCTTTGAAAGCCTTTCAATGAGCAAAAACACTGCATTTTCCGGTATATAATCTTCATGTATCATATTGATCTGATAATAAAGATTATAATCACGTAGTGAAGTACCGGACTTTTTTATTTGCACACGATTAAATGTAATGTAGTTCCAGAGATCTGGAACATCATCCTGTTTCATCTTTCCATATGCAACCTTTTCTCCAAACACCTCTGGATTTTTATGTTGAAGTTCTTCAAGAGCTTCTCTGATCTCATTCAGCAATTTTCCGTATCTCCTCCAGATAAAAGTACATAAGTCCATCTTTTCTACTATAATCAATGTAAATCGCATCATACAGCTTATCATCTATTGCAACTTTACATTTTTTAGTTACAGCACTCATATACCTTGTCTTAACTTTTAAATTTAAAGTCCTGTCCAGTGATTCCGCAAATGCGAGATCTTTATCTCTCTTACTCATCTCTTCAAAAGCAAGTTCGACGATAAATTCCATATCATCATATTTTTTTGGATTCTTTGGTGCATTAAAATCACTTTTCTGATTTTTGTCTCTGTAACACTTTAAAAAACCGTCGTTCAGGTTAAGGTTATTCACCTTCATTTTCTGTGACATTATTAGCACTCCTCCTTGCTTCAACCCTGCATAAATCCTGCAACTTTATAATATCTTTCTGATAAGCTGGTTCAAATTCGTCTTCACAATGATTATAAACATACATGGAATAATTCAAAAAAAGTTTACGGTACATTCCTGGAGCGGAATAATCGCATTCCGCTCCAAGTAAATGGTTTAAGTATATTTCACCGTCATCAATCATGTCGGACAATTCTGTTTCTGTTTTCTCATTATCCCATGTAATATTGAGTCTGCTTTTGACTGCATTCAGCAGTTTTTTCTTTTTTTCAGCATCCAACATGAATTACCTCCTAAACAGTAGCTACTTCCAGATTTTTAACGGTAATATACGCTGGGTCGAGTTCTGAAATATCAAGTAACAATGATACTGTATCGTCAAATGCTCTTCCGTTCGCATATGATTTGATCATATACACTCTGTTATCTTCCAAAAACTGTGTAGAATCATCGTATGTAATACTGCCATTCTTATTACTTCCCAATCCCATAAAATACTCTTTTGGAAGGCAAAGAATAGCAGTTCCTTCTGAGAGCTCTGCTGACTGAAATACTTCTGTCGGAACCGGGAAAATATTATTTGTGTAAGTACCTGCTGCATTAAGCACTGTTGTTGCAGGCATTACTTTGTTAAGATAATCGACAGGATTACAAATCAGTCCCACTTTTTCAATCTTTCTATAGATACCTTTTTCTGTCTTTGCCATCTTTGCTACAAGCGGACCATATTCAGCTGGCAAAAAAGATTTTACTTTAACTGCTGTCTTTTTAGGATATTCGCCACCAACAACTGATGCTGTAGACGAAATGTTTCTGTCAAGACCGATCGGCATATTCTTTCCTGTTCCTGTAACAATTCCATTTTCAAGTGCACATGCAAGTGCATCCACGAGAATTGTTCTGATGTAGTTATCAAGATATACCGGTCCTAATTCCAGCATGTCTTTTGGAATGACAGCATAGCAGGATAACTTGCACTGTGTCATCTCAATAATTTTGAATGATGAAGTGATTTTCTTTGATACTTCTGTATTGATATTCCCCCATACAGCCTTGTCCACTGTGTGGTCATTAAGAATCCATCTTGTAAGATAGCTTACATTAGTGAACGAAATTGCATTAAGCAGCGGATGATCGTTAACCAGATTCCGGTATACATCCTCAATAATCGTCTGTGGCATACCATCATTCAAAAGATCCGTAAATTCCTGACGTGGATTGCTGCTCTTTGCATTTTCGATCCACTGTTCATAGAATTTCTGCTCATTAGCTGTGAGAACGCGATAGCCTCTCTGTGCAAGAATTGCACTGTCATTATGTGACATTTCATAATCATTTCGAATGGAGTCTACGACAGCATTCGTAAATTCTTCGAATGCAGCTTTGAGAGCCTCTTCATTTCCTGCTTTTAATGCTTCCTGCATCGCTGCTGATGCGCTCTGTACGATTGGATTGTTTAATGGTTTCATAATTTTTTCCTCCTGTTATTTAAAAAAATGATCAAAAAAAGCCACACAAGGGTTGGCTTTATTTTCTGGGGTTCTATTCGGTTCTGGCACATCCATTTGCTGGATATTATTTAAAAGCGACTGTCTTATATCAATAAACTGCTGCATGGATTGAATCAGACCAATCTGCTCTGGTGCGACTCCATCCTGATTGGTTTCTTTTTGTTCAATTCCAATATCTTCCGGCATATTTTCGGCAATTTCATCAATAAATCCGTATGCCAAACAGTCATCTGGATTTAAGATTTTTTCTTCATCCATAAGTTCTGTCAGTTGTTCCTCTGTAATTTTTCCGGCACACCGTTCAAGATATACTTTTCGGTTTGCAACCATCCAATTATCAAGATCATCTGCCATTTTCCGAAGCATTGCTGCGTTTCCGTCAATGCTTACCCACATATTATGCACCAGCATAGATGTACCAAGTCCCATTATTCGTTTATCGCAAGCCTGCAAGATAAGGCTTGCCACACTGTAAGCGCAACCGTCTACATATCCTGTCTTTTGCGCTGGATGTCGTTTGAGCTGATTGTAAATGGCAACTCCTTCAGATACCATTCCACCATTGGAATTGATAAACAGGCGCATTTCTGCATTATCAGGAATTTGTGCAAGGACATTTGAAAAATACTGCGCGCTTGTTTTGCTTTCAAGCATAGTCCAGCTTGACCAATCAAACTTTCCTTCCCTTGTTACTGTGTCATAGATGAATAAATCAAACACATTTTTTTCCTGATGTGGTTCGAATTTCATCATCATCTGTGGTTTCATTATCTTTTCCTCCTATCATTTTATTTTTTTCGTTGATAAACTCATAATTTTTTGTAAGAAGGTGGTTTTTGCTCCATTCCTCATTCAAAATATCTAATCCGGCTTTTTCTCTCACTTCATCAATACTTGCAAATGCACTGGATATTAACTTATCAATCTTATCAGCCATGTCAAAAATATCTACATGGTTAACAGTTGATGTATCTACTCGAAAATAATTTCCATTTTTCCAATTTGCATAACCGTATTGTCCTGTGAGAACCTGTCCTATCATATCTGCCCATGGATCGACACTGAATGTCAAAAATGATTTCACCACATCATTCATATTTGTGATATTACCAAGCATTAATGATTCCGGAATTTTAAAAGCTTTTCCTACAATTTTGAACATCTCCTCGATAAGGCTTATCGTGTCATCACTGCTTTTTGACGTTCCATCGGACTTCATTTTTTCAAGCGTTCGCCCATTATATTCGACATACAGTTTTGCGTCGCCATCCATAAATTTTTTCAGTGGTTCTTTGAGAATATTTTCAAATTCCTTGTTAAATGCCTCATCACCAGCTTGAACACTGTCAATTTTGAATTTATATTTCACTGCGTTTGTATCTTTATAAGCACTCATTGCAGTTGAAATTATCGAACCAATGTCTGCATAAAGTCCATCAATCAGTTTTTTTGCCTGAATATTTTCAAGCTTAAAAATGAAAACCTGGTCACTTGTAAATTTTCTATCCATCTGAAAATCATCAATCACAACTCCTGAATAAAGATTCCCGATAAATGGTCTCTTTTGCTCCAGCACAAAACTGTCTGCACAATAAAGATTTCTTCCAGAGATAAAGCATAATGCGCCTTTCTCATCACGAAGGGCTTTTTCAATGACCTTGTGCCAGAAATGACTAGCCGATTCGTTTGGATTCGGTTTTATGTTCAATGAAAAATAATCTTCATCCTTCACACATACATTGTTCTTATAAACCTTGATTTCACTCTGTGAAATAGCATTTGCAATCAATGAAATCGCTGAATATATTGCAAGTTCTTTAACATAAACCGTACTCGGTATATCAATCGTTATCGTTTCTGGTCCAATCCTCTCTTTACTTGATCCGGGGAATACTGCCTTTATTTTTTCAATCCAGTCCATAGTTCCTCCTACATAACAAGTACACATTTTCCAGTTAATGGAATGTACTCTTTTATCTCTCCCTCCGCTGTCATGGAAGCAACCAGAGCCATAAAAGGATCTGTTTTCCGCGAACGAGCTTCAATTTTTGCATAAACAAAGGAGCCTTTATCAGCTCCTGCATCTCTTCCATATCGAATTGTCTTTGTATTATTTGTCGCCCAGCGCAACGTAGGGTTATTTCCCCAATAAAAAAAACCATTGATAAAGCAATGGTCTATTACTGGTACGATTTTGCAGATTTCAAGTTGTGACACAAGCTTGAGATTTTTACGATCCACGGAAAATCCTATCTTCGATAGTGCATCTGACATTAATGCGTATCTGTAATTGTCAATGCAAATCATTTTTATCATGTACCGTTTTCCACATTCATAAATATAATCTGTTAATAATGTTGGATGAATTTCCACATCATCAACATACGTAATCAGTTCATCTTGTACCCATTTCTTCCATGGTGCCTTTATTCTTGGAATATCTGCCGAATGTGAACATATCCATGAGTGATTAATATCATATCTCTTATCGCCTTTCTTAAAATGCAGATTGACGGATGCGAAATCTGTCGTTTTCATATAATCTATGCCAACCGTACACTCCCAGCCATTCATGTCTGGAAGCTCTTTATTGGTTTTTTCTATATCATCCCATTTTGCGGCTGCCGATTCTTTTACTGTATCAGGAAGATTCATTCGTTTTTGCATAAAAGCCGGAAGCCTTTCCGGATTCTTTTTCCACTCGCGGTATTCTTTTCTGATTTCCACAAGCAGATCCGGCATATAAGGCAATGACGGATTTGCCATTGTCCAATTTTCCTCTTCATCCACATCCTCTTTTTTATTGAGTTTGCAGATAAATGGGAGTAGTCCGTTATCATCATCACCTTTTCTCAAAATATTTTCTGATTCTTCTATCAAATCATCAAGCGGTCCTTCTCTTATATCTCCGTTTGTCGTAAAATAGGATCTTCTTGGATGTTTCTTTTTTCCAAGACCCGTCGTAAAAACATCTATGTTACCATAATTTTGATACTGGTGAATCTCATTGAAAATAACTATCCCGGAACGAAGACCATCTTTTCCCTTCGGGCTGTTTGTCCTGCCCTTGATAACTGACTTTGTTTTTGTGCAAGTAACTTTTTCTTTCGTCCAATAAAAAAACTTCTTTATTTTTTTTATTACAGATGGTACTTCAAAAAATCCTATCAAATCAGTAACAGGTCTCATTGCCTGTTCCTCATTATTTGCACAAATGTCAACGTCATATTCCCTGATTCCGTTGTATGGTGATGATAAACAGAACGACTCAAATGCGATTGTTCCGTCTTTTCCAGCACCTCGTCCAATTTCGCAGAACAGATCTGTCCAGCGTGGTCGCCCATCCGCATCCCAATAAGTACAGTCATGTAATGCTATAACAAATTTCTGCCATGGAAAAAGATCAAATGGCAAATATTTCGCCAATCCCATATAATCTTCCAATTGTTTAAGATCTATGTGAATAGGTTCTGTTTCAAAGCATTTTTTTACATGGGCAACCAAAAGCTTCTGCTCGTCACAGCACCGGAACACATCATTTTCCACAATGTCAATCCATTCCTGAATTTCCTGTGGAAACTTATAAGCAGTCATCCTCATCACCGCCATATTCTTTTAATGGTGTTATATCAAGATCACGAAGCAGCTTCAACATCTGAGCATTTACTTTTACAAGCTGTTCTACAGATTCATTTTTCTTAAATCCGCTTTGACCACCTCCGTTATCATAAAAGATCTTGACACCCCTTTCTTCAATATCAATTCTCAACAATTCCTTCGTTGTCCAAAGCGTGATGTAATCGTCTACCAGATCTGTGTAATATGATTTTTTATTACCGGATTTTTCAAGTTCGGAAATCAATTTTTCTTTAATTCTCTTTGCTTTTCCGTTCTTTTTTATATTTTCAATCCGGATCTGATTTTCAGTTTTTACATTCATTTACCCACCCCCCTCTTATATTAATCGCGTGTATGCGGACATATGTGAAACCCTCGCGCAGATGTTTTGTCTACCCCACTCCCCGTTGCGTTACCTCTCCCACAGAAAGGGGGTATAGGGGGTAGGGGGTACTTTCTACCAACGCTCTTCGTTCGTAAAATGTTCGCTTGATTTATTTTTCCGTTTTTCTGGATGCAATTTGTTATGGCATGCTTTACATACCGGAATGAGATTCCTGTACTGTTTTCCGTTGTACCAATAAAACTCACTGAGTGCCAGCTCAGGATGCTTTCTGACAAACTGATTGTGATGCACTGTGCTGATTAATTTTCTGTTTCCATTCTCATCCTCATCATATCTTGTGATGATTCCATTCTTCTTGCATATGTAGCACTCATGATTAAATTCTTCCAAGACATGGTTCTTTAAAACAATCCACTCTTTCGTCTTATAGAATCTCCACAGTTCATTCTCATGTATTAAGTTCTCAATGTACTGCTTAAGGTTCTTAATCATATCAGTTCCTTTCTGCACCCCCAGCCATTCACCATCCATGAATGGCTGGTTGACATTAAGAGGATTAAGTAAATGGAAAAGCGCAGCTTCATCAGCCACGCTTTACTTTATCTTTATATCACACATCGTTGTAAACTTTTGTACACTCTTTTATTTTTTTATAAGCTTCTCCATCTTCTGCTCCATGTTCGTCTTATCTGCCTTGAACTTTTCCCAGTCGCAATGATTCTTTTTCTTTTCCTTCCGCATCACATTAGCAATCGCCTGTTCTGCTGTTGGATCAGAATACTTCTCTTTGTTCATTTGCTCTCCACCTCGCTCACTTTATCATATCTTTACATTCTGTATAACTCACTCTATTTTTCTTTTTTAATAGAAGAAACTCATAATGCATCCATTCAGTTATACATTAAAAGTTTTATGTTTAACTTTACTGATAAAAAAATAACTATCGTCTCTTTCTGAACGATAGCTTCATGATTGATTCGCTGATTGCGTCCTGTTCCAGTCCTATATATCTCATAGTGATGTGTGTATTATCATGATTGAATATCTTCTGTAGTGTCACGATATCATGTGTCTGCTGGTAAAAATGATATCCGAACGTCTTACGCATGGTATGCGTTCCGATATGCTGCAACCCAAACTTCTCCCCGGCAGTTGATAATATGTTATATGCCTGACACCTCGATAGAGCTTTATTCTGCTGTCTCGATGGAAACAGCGGCTCATAATCTGCTTTCCCTTTTATGTACCTATTAAGTAAAGGTCTTAACTCCTCATTAATCGGAAAGCGTTTCTCTTTTCCGGTTTTCATCTCCCGGATGCTGACATAGTTCATGTCTCGCACATCTCTTACCTTTAAGCTCAAAATGTCTGATATTCTGATGCCTACATAAATCCCGAACAGGAACATGATCTTATTCCGTTCGCTTTTTTCCCCCAGGTAGTCTGCTATGTCCCAGACTGTGTTAATATCTCTGATTGGTTCG